ATAGGCCTTCCCCCAGATACTGTTTTCCAAGCCTCCATGAAAGATGAAGTCTTTAAGAAATCCAAAGATAAGAGCAGACTTTTTTATATCTCTGATTTATTAAATATGCTCCTTTCCCGCGCCATTTTCCTTCCTGTTGTTTCCATTTGCTCCCAATTTCCTCTCCTCACTGAATGCATGCAAGGCATCAATCCCTACTCTGAGTGGGGATCCCTTTACACCGCTCTCGTTGAACGTTCTAGGACTAATGTTTTCGATGGTGACTTTTCAGATTACGATCTGACTGTTCCCATAGAATCAGTTCGCGCTGCCTGTGATGTCAGCTTAAGCCTTCTGGCTTACGCTGGCTATTCTCCGCAGGACATTTATTCTAGTTACACCTTCACACGCGAGTATACTAACCCTTTAGTAGTAATGGGAAACCTCATTCTTCAATGGAACAAAGGCCACGTTTCCGGAAATTTGATGACCTTCATTCACAACTCATTCATCAACAGCATTATTGATCGTTCTATATTCCATCACCTTCAAGGTGATTGGAATTTTGATGCCCATGTCACCACCCTCAAAGGTGGCGATGATGTTGTTACTGCTGTTGACGATTCCTGCCCCAATTACAATATGCCCAACCTTACCAGAGTGTATTCCGAAATCGGCATGGTTTATACCAGTGCTGATAAGTCAGTTCAGACAACTGATTTTCCAGGGATAGAGAATGTTACTTTCTTCAAGAGACGTTTTGTCCAAGATTCTGAGAAGATTTTAGCCCCTCTAGATCCCCATTCACTCGTTAAGATGCTCACCTTTACTCTGTCTCCTGCCAACCTTGCTCTTGCCCAGTTTACCGGTTCAGTTCGAAGTGCTCTACTTGAAGCTACACAGTACCCAAATGATTTTAATGCTTTTTCGAGAGCGTTATTTGATGAGACTCGTGTTGCTAAGATTGGAGATACCTTTTTTGATACCTCTCCTCTTTTACCTGAAGAACTCTTTACAATTGAACATTACCATTCCATTACCCAACCCGCCGCTCCCATTCTGCGTGATCAGCCCCGTGTTTCAACTCCTTTCATGAAATACGACCAGCCTGGTCCGTGGGATATTCTGTACGACAATGACAAAGCTCCATTATAGCGACTTGTTACTGTGAATCTGGTTACCATTAGGTTAGATTTTTAGCGTTCATCTTCCCTCTTAGGCTCTTTCACTTTCCACGTAGTTTTTCAACTCCATCTAAATGCTTTAGATTCATCTGATCAAAATGTTTCTGTAAAATTTAAATTAGATCTCCGTCATTTCTCTCAACAAAAACTCACAAAAAATTTCAATAGATCTTTCATCAGACCTTTCCCAACCCATGTACGATATAGATTCCATCTCAGATATCAAAGATTTTCTTTCTCGTGACCAGTTGCTCGCAACTCTTCTGTGGACTCCTGGTTCCGCGTTAAATAATTCTTTTGATCCTTGGCAAACTTTCTTTTCATCATCATCTGTAGCCAGAAAATTAGCTAACTTTGCTCGTCTTCGCGCCAATCTTGTTCTTACCATCTGCATCAACTCCAATTCTTTTTATTATGGCTCCTTAGCAGTTTCTTACATTCCACTCCCCAATGAGGACTCTCTCACTATTTCCCGTGCAATCAACACTCCAGCTTCCGCTGATTTTGTTGAAATTCTTCAACGTCCCTACATCCTCATTGATCCTTCCAATTCTTTAGATTCTGTTATGAAGCTTCCTTTCTTTTACCCTCTTTCCTACCTTCCTCTCACCCCTGAAACCATCAATTCTTTCACTTCTCTCGGCACATTGGCAATCAATTCTTTTAACATGCTTCGCCACGCCAATGGAGCAACTGACCCTCTCACAATCACCATTTTCGGTCATCTTGAAGACCTTGACCTTTGCCTCCCAACCACTTACACTTCCGTCTCCAAGAAACACTCAAAGAAATCCTCTTCTTCCGAATTAGCTTTGGACAAAGAAGATGGTCCTATAGCCTCAGCCCTTTTGAAAACAGCCAAAGTTGCGACCGTGCTCTCCGCTATCCCTGATTTAACTCCTTTTACCGTCCCTCTTGAAGTTGGTGCTTCCGTCGGCTACACTGTAGCCAAAACTCTGGGGCTATCTCGCCCTGAAAACACTTCCGCCATTAACCTTCTTCAAAACAATCAATTCCCTCAGTTATCTCAAGTGGATCGAGCTGATCTCTCCGAAAAGCTATCCCTTCTCACCAATAACCAACTTGCTATTGACCCTTCTTCTTTCAACCTTACAGAGGATTCCATGTGCATTTCCAAACTTTGTTCCGCTCCATCATATGTTTACACTCAATCAGTAGGAATCTCTGCTTCTGGAACAGTTCTCTGTTCTATCCGCGTCAGACCCATCGTATCTGTCACAAATGCCACTGAATATCATTTCCCTCGGATTTCCTATTGCTCCCTTCCTTTTAAGTATTGGAGGGGAGGTCTCCGCTACCATTTCCAAGTTGTTGCCTCCACATTTCACCGTGGTCGTCTAAGGATCCAATGGGACCCTTATGCGGCTAATCCTTCCACTGCTGGTTACTTTAATACTCCTTACACCAAAATCATGGATTTAGCTGAACAACGTACCGTTGATTTTCTAGTTCCATATTCCAATTCCTATCATTTCACTCAAAATGTCAATTCTGGCGTCGTTATTACTAATGCCGCCCAACTTCCCACCATCAATGATAATGGAGTTATTACTGTTTCTGTTCTCAATGCCCTCAACACTCCCAACACAACATCTTTCAACCCCGTCTATTTGAATGTCTACATTTCCGCTGCCGAAGATTTTTCCCTTTTTCAACCCACTGATTCTTTCACAAAAACTCTTTCTTACTTTTCCGCTGCTGCCACTCATTACACCGTTCTCGATGAGGAAATTGAGGAAACCGATCATCTTAAAACCGCTGATTTCCCTGTAACCACCTTGGCTATGGGCGAGCGAGTCGATTCCCTCCGTTCCTTACTTAAACGCGCTTCTTTTCATTC